ATAAGGGAATGCAGATACCCCTTCTTTCTACTGTTATTTTTAATAATTATGCTTCAGACATTTATGGGAAGCAGAACAACAAGTGGATATTATCAAATTCGCAAACTGGAGAGGAAATACTAAACGTAAAAAGTACCCCTTATTTTATATTCACATTCTCTGAGGCAGGAAACTACACTATCTATAATCAGGTAGAAGATTCTTTCGGAAACGTTTATGCAATTACTAAACCCGGATTTATAGAGGTAGTTAATCATAAGATTAAAAAACCTGAAGATAAGAATCCGGACTATGTTGATTCGTTTGATTATGGTCAGCCTGAGCCTTTTGCTGGAAGAGATAGCCAGGCATTAAAATTATCTAAGGATCTAGCAGAAGAGCAAAGAAAAATAATGGAGGGTAATAACCCTCCAATAGGAACTGGATTGGTGATACCAAATAATCCTGATGCTACTTTTAGAGAAGACTAAATTTAAGATCCCGGATTTTTCTCCTCCCAATCATCAAACGTTTCCTCAATAATTTTAACTATCGGATCTCTTACTATATCAGAAACATCGAATTTCATTGTACCGATATCTGGCTTATTCTCAAATAATCTAACTACTAGATCGAGTGATGAAAGTTTAGAGTTTTTCATATCGATCTGTTTAGTGTCTCCTGTGATGATCATTTTAGTATCCGTACCGATTCTTGTCATGGTGGATCTCATATTCTTCCTGGTAATGTTTTGAGCCTCATCCACTATAATAATAGCATTATCGATCGATCTTCCTCTAATGTATGCTAGTGGAAGTACCTCTATAAACCCTTGATCTAGCATTATTTGCGTTGTACCTTCGCCTATTAATTTATAGAAGTTATCTAGGAATGATATAGTAAAAGGAAACATTTTTTCTTTTAGATCTCCCTTTAAGAATCCAACCTCTTCTCCCTCTAAAACTGTTACACTTTTTACAAGTATTATTTTTTTAAATCTGGGATCACTTTTTAGAAGTTTTAAAGCCTGAGCGCACGCTACATACGTTTTACCAGTTCCTGCTGGTCCAGCAGCTATGGTTATCTTGTTATTGTTAATTAAGCTGATTAAATTTTTCTGGTTCTCGTTTTTATACTTATACTCAACCTTAATTTTCTGAACATCAAATCTAGATGAACTTTGTGGTTGATATCCAGGAGGAAATGTCTCATAGAATTCGTCGTCTGTTATTCTTCTCTTTCTAGCCATTCGGTTTTTATTTTTTATTTTTTAGTTAACATCAACCCATAATAATTTGGACTGAAAAAATCGTAAATATTTTAGTGATTTCGGGAAATAAAACATCTTTTTTGCAGTTAAAGATATGTCTTTAAGATATTTATTAAGGAGTTTAGATATTTGTCCCGTCATATTTAAGTGTTGTCTGTGACAAGGATATATATTTCGCTTTTAAAACAAACAACTAACAAAAATGGCAACTGTAAACATTAATGAAATTTTAGGCTCGGATTCGATTTCCGGATCGAGAGTAACCATTAACTCCAATTTCTTGACTCTTCAAAACTGGATAAATGGATATGTTAACGTATTTGGGATCGATACTGTTAATGGAATTTTAGATCTCACTGGTGCTTCCACCGGTAGGGTTTCAGCTAAGATTGGTAAATTCGATTCTGTGTCTTTACCTTCAACCGGGGTTTCTACCGCATCGATTAATAATCTAGGACAGGCATCATTTGCAAGCGTTCAGACAACAACATTAACCGCATCCGGAGCTGTTACCGCTTCTTCGTCTATTACATTTGGTACTTCATCGGTTTTTGTTGCCGGCGGAACCTCAAGCTTTAATGGACCTTTAAATGCAAATGCAGCTTTGTATTTAGGAACACAAGGACACGTAGTTAGTCAAAATACAACTTATGCAAGTGGTGCAACCGCAGGAACAGCATTCCCGATTAACACTGCCGGTGGAGGTGGACGATACACATCAGTAAACTCTCCTTATGCTATAACTGGTCTAGAGGATGTTATTTATGCTGAGTGTGGTCCAACCGGATTCTATATGAAAGTTGTGGATGGTACATCTCCAGTAGGTGGTACTCTCCCTAACTTACCACAGGGGACTAGAGTTACTATAGTAAACACTTCTGCAGCTACTGGATATATTCGTACAGGGGTAACAGGATCTAGTAGCTATTACACTGGATTTAATACCGCTTCTACTTATGGGGGATTTTCTACTACTGGTATAGTTATACCGCAGAGTAAAGCTTATAGATCTTCTATTACTTTACAATGGGAACCTAGAGTTGCTCAAGGACAGGCTACTCAAAATGGATCTTGGGTGGTTATCGGATCAGCTAATATGACGGTGTAATTATAAAATTATAAAAAATAAATGGCAAAGACACCTTTTATAAGGCCTTTACAGATACAAGGAGGAACATTTTATACATTCTCTTCATCAGCGGAGGATCTATCATTTACGTTTAATAATTCGGTAAATAAATTTAGATTTTCTAAGTTTGCTCTACTGAATATTCCAGATATAGATAACAGCGCTAGCTCTTATGATAATATCATCAGATTAAATGGACCGGACAGCGCATTCTTAGATTGGGCTAACAACACACAGCAGATCATAACAGGAAATGCAAACGTTGATTTTTCCCAAAGTTTTCAGAGCTACTGTTTAAACCTAGAGAGCACAGTTATTAGTACTGATGATTACAACTCAGATTTAAAGCAGAATGTTTCCGAGAGAGTATTTTTTAAATGGCTTAGAGAAATTGGAGCCATTAGATTTAGAGCTGCTAATAGCAGTGAAGTAGTTCCCACGTTAGACCAGAACACAGTAACCACAGTAAATGGATTACCAGTTACTGAAAAAAGATATGTAGAAGGAGACGCAACAGCAGGAACTACCGGAGCATATGGTATGACTGGTGCTTCTTATAACAGAGTCATTCAGTATGTGGGTAACCTTGATATAGTTAATTCCGTAAAGAATTCAACAAATACATATTCGGAGGTCTATGTTTATATTCCTACTAAGGACGGTAATACACCTTATGTTTTATTCAAGAACATAGTTGACCAGAACTATTATCCAGATTATCAATGGTCGAATGACCCTAGTAATCCTTTGAATGATGAATATCTTTTTGGTAGAAATTATGATGAGGTTAATCCTAGCGGGTTAACAACATTAGCTATATTTGATGATGATGTTTTAGGATCTCCGGTTTCTACTTATTTTGATACTGGTGTTAGCGGTGCAACAGCTTCGGGTAATTGGTACTCGCCAAGAGACACGGCCAATACATATTTTACAGATCCTTCATTCGTAGATCCATCTAACTACGTTCTTACAAAGAGTGATAACTCACAGAGTCTTACGTATGTTAGAAGTAAACTTGACTCAGTAGGTATAGATTTCGATCCGAACTCATACCAAGAGATATTGTCTGATCCTAATATCTCTACTCTGGAGGAATTTAATTCAACTTCAGCTGCTGCAGATTTTGAATTTAATGCGGTTCTGATATACTACGATGTCTACGATCCGGCTAATCCTAATGACGTTGCTACCAATCTTTATGGTGTACTATTTTTAGATGATGTTAATACATCGAGTGGTGATATTTTTATACCACGCTTACAAAAGAATAGACCTAATCCGGTAACCAAATTAAATGGGAATTCATATGGATTTAAGATAAATCTTAAATTCGATACAGATGTAGATCAAACCGGGGTAGAACAGGCTATCAACGATTATTCTCCATTCTCATTGTCCATGTTTATGGACTCGATGAATGTTCTACAGGATGCGAGCTCGACATTAAATAATACTGTAGTTCAGTTTATAGATGTAAGTGAGAGAGTTTCTAATTTAGAGACTCTAGTTCTTTCGACTGAGACATCTTTAGACTTAAGCGCAAGGATACTTTCTTTAGAGCAAACAATAGCTGCTAATCAGGCTCTTTTCAATAACACGCAGGCTGTTATGGGTCTGATTAATCAAAATTATGACCTTGTAAGAGCTTTAATAAATAACCAAACTAGCATAGAGGTATCATACAATTTAGATCTTCTAAAGCAAGGTACTGGTATACTTCTAGATAGAAGCGTTCCTAATGAGGTTACGGTTAAAAATGCTAGTCAGGATTTTAATATAGGAGCAAATTCAGGAAGGGGTACTTTGACACAAACCGGAAACAATGAAATTTCTCTCTTAGAATTTTCCAATTATTTTAAGCATGTGAATAACGGGAATCCTATTACTCTTACCCAGGACATGACTATACGGATCAAGGATACCAATAAATGGAAAACTGGACAGAGATTTAGACTCTCGTTCGGAGATCCAATATATCCTGGCAATTTTCTAATAAAGATATTGACAGATTATCAGGGGCTTTATCCTGTATCTAGTCCTAGCGGAATAGCTTATTCCACTAATATCATCACTTTAGATGATACAATTTTATCGGGTGAATCCTATATACCGGTATTGGATATAGTTTGTATTGACGACCAGAATTTGAAATTTCAGGTTGATATAATAGGAAAAAGCTTGACAAATAACAATTAAAAACAAAGTTACCTAAAATGGCAGGAACACAAAATAGTATTAGCTCTTTATTAGCTCAATTCCTAAGACTCCAGAAGAACTCTCTTGAAATAATGAACGGTCTTACTGAGGCTACTGTTTCCACAAACGAGACTGTTAGCATAGAGGTTCTTGACGAACAGGGACTTCCTAAAAATGCTAATGTTCCATCTTACGGATATCTAAAAAGCCAAATTGATCGATTGGATAATAATGTTAAAGCATTAGCCGGGATAGGAGAAACATCAGCAACAGTTAGAAACCCCGACGGGACATATTCACAGGTTTTCAAATCCGCTACTTTAAAAGAACCGCCAAGAATAACTAATCTGACAGTACCTAGTACTTTCAGCGTTAAAGATAATTGGTTTTTCGAGAGCTTTCTTAATCCACTTCTTTATATTAACGTTAATGTAACTGGACAGGTTCAGGATCTTGCTGATAGAATAGTAGTAAAAAGAATTATAGCAAACACAGAAACAGATGAACAGAAGCAATATTTCGATCTTCAGCTTAAGGGAAGGAATGATCTATCTTACGATCAATTCATTTCATTATTGGGAGATAATGGCATTGGTTATTTCGTTGATGAGGATATAATTCCTCTCCCTCTAAGAACTATCAGATACATCGGTGGTTTTTCGGTACTGGGTTACTATGATGACACTCTGACAACAACCGATCAGTTTGGAAACCAGGTCCAACAATTAAGAAGAAACTATAAATTGGATAAGTTAACTTATACTGATACCGTTTCTGGAGTACCTGACGGAAAAACATTGGATATTAGGGACGTAATAACAACGGAGGACGGGAGTAGATACCAGGTAACCTCGGTTGATTCTAATCAGTCTTCTATCCAAGTTAAAAGAGTATCCGGTTATCAGCCAATACAGATTGGAGCTAACGTTTTAACCATATCTTCTCCTGATTTTGGGGCTAGAAACGTCCAGGTAAATGTTGGATTTAACGAGAGACAAGGGGTTTTCTTTAAAGGAATAGATGATAACTTCAATATTGTAAGTGCTATATGGTCGACCGGTATAATTTTCTGGAGCAACGAACTTAGAACAAAAAATTCCAACGGTGAGGTATTAACCCTGGAGAACTACTACCTTAATGAGGTTTCTGACTTTGGTAAGATATTTCTAGGTGCTGCTAAGGAAAAACCAATTCCTGCAATCCAGGGATTAACTCCGGATGCTCCTTTAGTCACAGCTAATAGTTTTAAAGTAGTTCAAATAAACAAACAGCTAACCCAATCTGTTTCAGCTCAAACTGTAGAAAGCAAGCTTAATGCTAAAAGCTCTTTAAAAAGTGAGATTTCAGCATTAGATGCTGCTATAAATGATGCACAGGCACAACTAAATATTGGACTTAGCCAAACAACAACTACTTCTAATACTTCGGGATCAACTACAAATAAATCAATTGCAGCTAGTGTTACTACATCTCCTCCTGGAGTAAATAGTGATTCAGTAAAGGCAAATCTTAACAACCTAGTAAATGAGAGAACAAAGAAGGTTCAGCTCTACTCTTCTCTGGTTGAGGAGGTCAGTACTTTAACTAAGGACGTTCCGCAAGTAGTAACTGCACCTAAGTATAGAGTTAGAGGATTCTGGCCAATGCCTGCTGCAAAAGAGGATCCAAATACAGGTAGTCAGAGTGTAATCCAATTTTCCGTTAGATATAGATATCTAAGCGATAGTGGATCAGCACAGCCATCCGATCAGATAGAATTTGTTGATAACGACGGACAGAAAAAAAGCGCATCTTTTTCTAACTGGACCGAATATAAGACGGACATCAGAAAAAAGGTCTATAATACAAATAAGGGTATTTACGTTTGGGCAGACGAGATCACCTCAGATTCTGACGTTCAGAACATAAACCAGTTGGATATTCCAATTACCAAAGGTGAAAGATTAGAGATACAGATAGCATCGATATCCGAAGCTGGATGGCCATCTAATTCTCTAGCTTCAGGATATTCGGAGTCAGTAATTATATCATTCCCAGACGACCTTAGTGTGAATGGTATTTCTGATACTGTTGTCAAAAACAACCAGGATGTTGCTGTGGTTGAAGTACAGAAATCTTTGGATGCTCAGGGTCTTCCGATTCACCTTTCACAACAGTTTACAGAAAATGGTAAAACATATGTTCATGATTCAACTAGTATAGCCAGTGGATTTTATAATTCAAGCGGACTGGTAGTTAGTTTATTTGATAAAATGCAGGAGATGCAAAATCAGATACTTCTACTAACAGCTCAGCTTAACAATGCTAAAGGGGTACTGGAAGTTTATGTTGTTGATTCCACTAATAATAAGATTAAGGTATCTAAAGGATCTTTAGTTAAGATTAATGCTGGTTATTATAGCGATATATTTACTAACCCATTAACTACAGATGCTGGTAAAATATCATCGTTTACATACAATGTTCAACTCTATAACGCACAAGCTTCATTAGTAGAACTAGCTTCTTTAATTCCAGGAGGACTTGCTGTTAAGGCTCCTTCTACTGTTTCTCCTAACACATATCCTGTAGGGTATGATGATAATTTAAGATATGGAGATTGTCCTATATCTATAACATCGCTTACCCTTAGTGACAGCTCTATAGAAGATAATACTTATTTTAGACAAGCACCACCTTTTGCTTCATCTAGTGCATATTCTCAATACGTCTATCCGAGATTTAAAAGTGTTGGTTATGATCAGGATCTTTATAACGGAGGAACAACCAACTCTTCCAGCTTTACAGCCATTTATGACACTAACTACGCATACGATGGATCAATATCTGGAACTATAAATTTTGGTATTAGCGGAACATATCCGCAAAACGGTACGATCATGATACCATATGATCCAACTGCTACGCCTGGAATAGTTTCGGGTGCTACTGCTTCTAATATATGGATAGGAACATTTAGCGGAACTACAGGTGGAACTCCAAATGGTGGTGGACCTATCTCTGAATTTTGTATAGATATAAACCATCCTTATCTTGTATCTATAGGAGAAAGTTATTCTTTTGTTAATTACGGAGATCTAGCTAAGCCCTACGCTGCTAATACTAAGGTGTATCCACCCTTTAGACACACACAAACATTCTGGGGTGATACCACATTAGATTACTACTGGGCTCAGCAATCATACAGAGTACCTTCAGCATTTGCTACAGGAGCTACTGCTTCAAGAGATGATAGAATGTATGCAGATAAGCTAGGATTTACCTCAAATGACGAATATTTGATAGGTAAATTCTCCTGCGGGGCATATTTGTATTTAGGTCCAACCACATCTTCTTCTGTTCAAGTAGATGGCAGTACATCCTTATCTACGAGAGCTCTTGCAGACGGTGAAACTAATGCCATAAATATACCTCTAATTTTCCAATTTAGAGCGGTTGATAAAGCGGGTTTCATTGGAGGATGGAGAAAATCGGGTACACTATCCAATATTACTTATACTAAAAAACTAGGTATTGATATACAGGTTAAAAACGAGGACATATTCTCATTTGATGTTCAAATAAGCGGATCATATAAGAATGATACCCTCGTTGCTCCTAATTTCGATAGTGGAACTACTAGTTAATAAACTAAAAAATGATTTATGTCCGGAGCTAAACTTTTTGATTTTAACTCTTCTTTTTCTGTAACTAGAACAAATCCGAGACTGACTGGGAATTTTAAAATAACCCTGGATTCAGCTGGAAATATTGCATTCAATTCAATGAATGCTAACGGTATATTAAGTAATGACAGATATAAGAAATTTAATATAACAGGGCAAAATACCTTTGCCCAGGACATATACCAGTATTTTAACGAGGGAAATCTTTCTAACGAAATAGTTTTTCAAATCGGTAGATTTACGAACGGGCAAGCTCAGGCAGCTACGAAATTTGATGAACAGTATGATTTCTTTTATGCGAGCGGGGCTTCTGCTTTACCAGATAAAAATTACTCCGAGAGTTTTAGCTACTTTGCCCCTCTCTGGATAAAAAACGAAATACCAGATTACTTTGTAATATTAAAGGTTCCTGGACCTATGAACTACCCATATTCAACCAATCAGACTTCTATATCTCCTGGAGTTAAATATAAGGTAGTCCAAAACTATACAAGCAGTACTGATTTTACTATATCATATGGAGTAGATCAATCAGGTAATCCTGTAGAATATGCGGATGGTGATATCTTTACTGGGACAAATCAGGCAACATCATATAGCATTCTTGGAGGCACTGGATCGGTTGTTATTTTTAGTGAACTAGCTAATCTAAATTTTGTTAATGACGTAGAGACAACATTTAAGGAAAAAATACTTCCTAATTGTTCGGTAGTTCAGACTTATGACTTATCTGAAAATAGCAGGATTGGAAAATACATCAGAAAGATATTTAATGACCCTAATTTTTCCAATTCTCCTATAGAGATAAGTTGGGGACCTAATTCATATAGCTATTATAGGGGGATTTCCGTTGCTGATGGAGTTTTTACTAAAAAGGGAGAGATACTTTCCCCATACCTTTCTAAGGATGATTCGGATTCTATGATAGACTTTGAATCCTATATTACTAATGGATTTTACAGAAATAATATTATATGCCCAAATCTTTTAAATCTTGAGTTTGCCTTTAATGATTTAGATTCAGATGAGTATACCATTAATAGGTATATGGGATTTTATGTTTCAAGAAACGATATAGCAAGCCTCAGATTAAACGGAGATTTCTTTTATGAGTATCGAGATCTTAGCGGAAATAATGATTTACCTAAGCCAACGAGAAATGCCTTCGGTTATTACTACGATACAACATCATACGGGGTAACCTCAGATAGTGGAATAAGACTATTTTATGAGAACGCATCTGGGTTTGTTCCTGGATCCAATGACGTAAATTTATATGATCCGAGTAAGCTTTATTATCTAACCGATAAGAATTCTAATTTCTATAGTCTTAAAAGAGACGAGGGATACACTAGTCCTGGTGGAAATTCGCCGGATTATAGCTATGGTCCTTTTGATTATACGACTGGACAATTCTCAGCAACTGGATCAACGGGTGCAACTGCTGGATCATTAGTTATTCAGAATAAGAAAACAGACCTATTAAATTTTACCGGAATTAGTGATAAAGTTGCAAGCATACCCGGATCTATTCCCACTGTCCCTGGCAGATCTTCTTTAGAGGTTGAATTTCTAAAATCTTATGATTTATCTGGACAGATAACATTTAAAATATACTGGCCTAATGGATACTATAAGGAAGGACCAAGAAGATATGATATAGCTCAATCTACGGATCTTTCTTCGATTATACAATGGATAGATGGGTCATATTACAGTAGCGGAAATACACACTTTTTTAATGCAGTTGCTTCGGAAACATCATCTATTGCATTATCTCTTTCCAATTTAGCAGATGCAATCAATTCTGCAACATGGGATGCTGGAACTAATCTATCGTCTGCTGTCATTAGACTTAAGGATTATGGAACATACGGTAATACATCATACAGCGTTAGTGTTTTTGATAATTACTCTTACTTCGAATCAAACTTCCAGAAAGAATGGAATAATACATCAGCATATTCTATAGATGGTATAGTTATCTACAATGGATACTATTATCAAGCAAACACGGCAGTTTCCGTTCCTTCTCCTGGCAATTTTAACGATTCCCCTGATGTATCCAACGATTGGGATAATTATATCACTTTTTCCAACTCGGGATATCTTAAGATTAACGGACAGGACGCATCAACTATAAATGGTCTGGTTTATTTTGAAGGCGGAACTAGTTTACCTAATAATAGAATTCTATTCCCTTCAACTTATGAAGGGTTTGTTAGTGAGGGTGATTTTGTTTTAACTAAGACCGGTAAAACTAAAATCTCCAGCATTAGCAAATATGTCGATGATCCAATAATAGACGCTGACACCAAAAAGATTACTGGGTTTAATAATTATTCATACCTTAGAGTTGCTGTTCTGGAGGATGAAGATTCTATAGTAGATCTTGGGTCCGATAAGTCTTTTAACGTTTATAAATCCTCTATTTTATATTTGGGAGTGTTTAGTTTTTTTGATACTAAGGAATTTGATTTTGATTTTCTTAGTTCAAATTATGGATACACTCCAACATCCGAGACCTATAAATACTTCCAAATCCAACCGGGAGCATCGGGGTCAATACTACCTAATATACCCTATATAATAAAGCAGGGGCAAATATCATACGCTAATTCCCTTTATTCGCAAGGGAGTATTTTCTATGGCGCTACTGGATATGGATTCTTTGATAATGCAAATCCTAACCAAAATGACCCGGTTGTTGTGTTCCCCGCGGAATATTCAAAGATAGCATATAGTTCTATCCCAACTACATATTCTACAATCGACTATAACGACGATTTAAACGCATTTAATGGATTTATTGGAATACAAGGGATAGATACTAATCCACTTCCAAGTACGGCAACTAAGATACAGGTATTCAATAAGGGAAAATTAAATACCGAATATGAATATCTTAATGAAAACTATACGCCCACTAGGGCAAATTTATCTAGAATAGTTCCTTTTATTAACAAATGGGGATACTCATCAGGAACAGATGCCAGAGGGAATCTATATAGACTTAATTCGAGTCCAGCATTTACTCCAACTAATTTTTCACCAAGTTTGGATAGGGATTCTGCAGATCCAAGATACGTAACTCATGAGTGGTTTTTACTGGAATCCCCACCTAGACAATTCCCTGTCGATAATATGCAGGATCAGAATAGCTATCTTCCGCAGAAAATAGATTTGAATAAAGCGAGGAGCGCAGACCCGAATGATTATCTTTATCTTTCGTCATTTTTTACGGTTGAACCTTCCGACTATGCCTCCAATTTTAGGGACCTTACCTCTTATACAAAAGAGCTATTTACTCCATTCGTTTATAATGAATCTTCAGGGTTTTATGAAACCCTATTTAGAGGAATTAAAGTTGTTCTTAAGAAGAGATCTTCTTTAACTAACACCGAAGCAAATTCTCTTGATAAATACATTCCTTCCTATAGAGGATATGAAAAATATAAGTTTGCAGCTGTAATTAGGGTGGTAGAGGAAGACGATACACTAATACAGGAACCAGTTTCATATGAGATAATAGAAAACACACAGCAACAATTCATTTTATTTGTGTGTTATGTTTTGATGGATGATTATAGATCATTCACATTGGGTCACACTGGTTCAACCGGAGGAAATCCTATTTTAGACTATACCCTACTTTATTCTCTTAGCAACAAGGAAAAATTAAATTATCCGATAGCTAATGGTGATAGTTATTATTCAATAGATGATATTAAACTAAGCTGTGGATTAGATTTATCTCTAGCATCCGGTAGTATAGTAAATCAGACATTATATCCAGGAATAATATATTCCATAGAGAATCCGCTTTATGATACAGATCTAAGAGAGGAGATTGGTGTTTATTATCAAGAAAATTCACCAGGTGCAACATCAGGTCCATCCCCCACAGGGAAAGGCAGTTTTTATGTAACCGACATTGCTACTACCTATCCTTGGCCTACCGGTGTAGCCAAAAACTTTCTTGAATTCGGAAAGGTTGCTACAGGATCTGCTCCTTATACGTTTACCGTACCGTTCTCCACGTCTAATCCAGTAACCGTCCCAGTAGGACCATCATCGCTATATAAAGGGGAGCCGGTTTTCCAAGTAGAGGGGGGAGAAGGATATTATGACTTTATAATGAGAAGAACTTCAGCTTCCGATGTAGCAAAAAGAGTTAATAGTGGATCGCCTTACGTTTCATATAAAACCTACATTTGGGATTCTGAAACTTCAACTACAACCGTATCTGATAATTCATTTGAACTGTACTTACAAAAACCTACGAGAGTAATAAAAGGCAGGGGATCAAGAGCGGTTAAATTTTTTGGAGGTCCTATGACAATAGGAGATTACAATCCAACGTCATATATTATAGAGAAAAACCAGAATTTGCCTTCTACTCTTTTAAGGTATTCCGGAGGCTATTCGCCTCTATTTAGAAAGATAATTCACTTTGATAAGGATAAAACCGATACTTTATATGGGGATTCTACGATAGATCTTTCTTTTAGAAACTGTAACTTTGCTCCAAATAAACAATACTTTGGAATCTCTAGAAATCTTTCTTTTACTAAGGTTTCTCTAAATAATAATATATTAAATCCGACAGAGAAACTTCCCGAAGGAGCAGTTTATCCTCTGGTTGGACAAACCCCAATATCTACTAAGAACTTTAATGTATTCTCGTCATCATGGGATCCTGGATATTATCAGAGGTTCCTAAATTCAACTAATTTCACTTCAGTTGCGGGAACTAGATCGATGAAAGAATATAAGACTTTTCTTGGGTCCAAAATAATGAAGACCCCGGATATCATATCTTTAGGAAACTATATAACTCTCCAAATATCTAGGGATTCCGGTAATGTTAATTCAAATGCAATTAACCAGAACATATCGAGTTATATAAAATCAATCCAGTCCATAACTCCAACAAATTCAACTCAGGGAATAGGTTCAGTTGGTCCTTATCTTTCTGGGGTTGATTATGATAAGATAGATCCAGGGATATTTAAAGACGCAGAGATAATTTGGCAATATTTCCCTTTATCTAAACAAATAAAGGGAACAATAAGATTAGATAGAATGTTAAGGAGATATCTTCTTAATTCTGGGATAAAGCAAGTTTTTATTGATAATATGATATCCGAATTTGGTGTTGGAGATCCAGATTCAATAAATGACGATGTTAATAATTATATAGATATTAACGTACTTCCTCTATATCAAGGAAATTCATTCGATCTATTTGTTAGTAAAAGCTCATCAAACGATGACGGATTTTATACGAACGATCTTATACTGAGGGGTGATATAGTTTCTTCCGATAAATTTAAACTCGGATATTACCCAGAGCCAAATTATAAACTAACTAAACAGACTAGTCTAATTTATAACTTTGAGTACAACTTAGAAGGAAACTATAACTATTCTATGCTGTTTAATCTAGGAATAAATAAAATATAAGGAATGCCAATAACTAATATCCAGTACATAAACAGCGGAGACGATGAATCGGAATTTATAGATAAGGTAAATCATAATTTCGATGAAATTATAGAAGCCCACGGAGGATCACAGGGTATCGTAGGTCCGACAGGTTCTATAGGAGCATTTGGCGATTCTGGTATAGGTGGACCTACGGGTGTATCTGGTCCTAGAGGCACCAGATGGTTTGCTCAATCAACACAACCTTCGGGGAGTGGTAACACTGTAATTGAAGGTGATTTTTGGGTAGAGACCTCATCGGGTGACATCTATGAGTTTACTGAAAGTGGGTGGACAGATACTGGATATTCAATATCCTCGGGATCTTCCATTTTTACCACCGTACAATCATCCCAAATTGCTGGTGGCACGGGTAACTCTGTTTTATTAAATCAGGTCCTTCCTGAAAATTATGTCTTTATTCTGGCAGACGTAATACCAAGCTCGGGTGTTTTAAATGAAGGTCTTTCTAAATTTGTCATATCATCAGATACTACTGTAAATGATTCTCCACTCCTTGAATTTTCTAGAACTGATTTAGAAAATGGTACGATATCGGATTACTCCTTACATCCAACTTTTGAGTGGCTAAATTTTTCATCCACTAATAGAGGAATGCTATTACAGATCCCCGGAGGAGCTTTTTATATTGGAGCTTCGGGTGGATTCCAATCTATAGCTAATGCTCTAACAATAACATCTTCTACTAGCAGATTTGAGGTTAACTATGGTACAACTTCGGGATCTGGAATATATTCAACCGGTGGAATCAATATAAATTCACCTGCTGGTACTTTCGAATTTATTAGTCCATATTTTAATGTAACTGGACCTTCTGGCTCAATGAACGGACCGGTTATTTCATCTATGCCCTCATCTCCTTCTTCGAGTCTTCCTTATTCGGTATATCTTTACTCCGGAGGTTTATCGGCAACTGGGGATTCTTTAGTTACTAGTAGATTGGGCGATACTTTTGATAAGCTATCACATAACGTATATCATATTTCTTTAGAAAATTCACAAGGGAAGGAATTTTATATAGATACCAAGGGAAAAATTCTGACGAGGAAGATATATTCTCCCATAACATATGGCAGTGTGTATTCTTCAGCTACTGGGACAGTTGGATCTAATCTGGTTAACTGGTATACTATTACTCCCCCGTTTTCATTAACTGGAATAAGATTGACAAGTGGAAACACCATGGTTCTTACACCTTATTCCATACCAACAAGTAGCTATATTGGAATAGGGATTTCTAATATAGTTTCGAATGGGCTGGGTACTACTGGAGGAATACAAAACAACGAGTCTATAGATGTTAGTGTTTATTTTTCCCCAAATTCAACTCAGACGAATTATTCCGATGGAATAAAATACATCGGAAAAAACACATCAGCTATAGCGAGTACCACTAATGTGGTTACCCTTCCTTTTAATGCTAGATCTATAGATTTTACTATATCTAGAGGTGTTACTGGATCTTCCACAACTAGCGTATATTATAGGGCTTATGGTCCTACCGGAGGAAGTGGAGGATCTTTTGTTCTTTGATATATAATGTAGTAAAAAAAATAAGAAATGTCTGAGCTAAAACTTCTAAGGATAGAGGACGGGGATTCTCAAAAAAATATCTCTGATAAGGTGAATTACAATTTCCAGGAAATTGTAGCTTATGGCGGAGGTCCATATGGGAGGATAGGCTCTGAAGGACCTCAGGGATTTAAGGGATCAGTGGGTCCTACTGGATCATATGGTGATCCCGGATTAAGAGGATCTATATGGACAATTGGTCCATGTCAACCTAGTTCAGGAATTAATGGAGATTACTGGATGGACACTGATGATAGCAATGCGGTTTATGTCTTTTCTAGCGGTGGGTGGTCTTTATATGGTGTATATGCTTCATCGAATGATCTATTTGATGTCATAGGGCCAATAAGTACTTCGTCAGGTTTATCCACAAAATATGGATATTTCCTATCTTCGGGTTCTCCTATATCATACACTATGGTTCTAAGTGATGCCACTATATCCAGTGGATCTTCAACTTCACCTAATCCTGTACCAAATCCACAATATTCTAAAATGGTATTGTCTATTTATGGCAATGATTCTAGTAAGAATATTATGGAGTTTAACAAGGGATTGTACCAATCATCAGTTTCATATAGTTCTAGTACTCCAAAATTTTACTGGCTACAGGGTGCTACTGCGGAAAGAGGATCATACGGGTTAGGATTTAAAAACGGGGGAAAAACTGGATTCAGAACTACTGCAGATACCCTAATACAATCTACATCAGGAGCGGTGGAGTTCAGCTCTACCGGTATAAACATAAATTCATCTTCTACTAACGATCAGCTTGTATTTAACCTATCTAACGGGATAACATTTAATACCGGTACTGGAACAGCGTATTTTTCCGCTAGTAATTTTTCTTATGATGGAAGTAAATTTACCCTTCCCCTTCAACTTAGATTACAAACAAATTCTAATTTACCGTCCCTTACCATACAATGTGATAAGTTTTATGACAGTGGTATTAGATATTATTACGCAGGTCCCAGCACATCTCTTGCAACCTTAATGAGTGTGAGACAAACTCAGAGTATTATAAACTTATTTTGGGTCTACGGGAATGGATTAACGTATCTTTACAGGAGGGTAAACTCAATTCAAAACACACAATCGTTGGTCTCTACGGTTAATTCCACCGTTAGCGGAGTTACTATAGACTGGATAACTCTAATACCTACTGTTGCCACTTCGGTCGGGACGGGTAATTACGTTTGGGTTAATAGAGGAACCGATATCTCTACTGCCAGATCAACCTCAACGGGTAATCAGAGAGGAGTTTGTCTATGGACTCCAGCAACAGGAGGAACCGCTGGAATATACAATAAAGGTTGGCTTAACCTATTAGAGAATGGGGAGGCTATAAATTTAAGAGTTCATGCTAACAACCCATCTTCTACAGGGGAGCTTTTCCGATATGTTGGCTTAAACACATCGGAGAATCAGGCTCTTGCACCCAATAACACCGCAGCATCTAATTACTCTTATGCAGATTTAACCGGAACTAGTTTTGTTGGCGCATCAACAATAGATTTTACAATAGTTAATATACAAGGGACGGGAGGAACATCGGGAGCAAGGAGATGGTTTAAGGTTTATTATTCAGCATGGGGAGGTGGATTAACAGGAGCCAAATGTGGAGTTTTATCAACATATAATGCTACAGCTTAGATATGAAATTTAATACTAAACAAATATTCCAGGGAGATTCTAAGAATGACGTAGTTGACAAGATTAATTATAATTTTGATCAAATACTTTCATTCGGGGTTGGCCCGGATGGACACGGAGGACCTAGGGGAGCTACCGGCATATTTGGACCTGCGGGTAAAAAAGGAGCAACGGGATTGAGCGGTTCTAGAGCTAATAGATGGGATTCTGGTAGCAATCAGCCTTCCAATTCTACACAATACGATCTGTGGATAAATGACAATGGAGATCTTGATTCGTATAGTGCAACAGGTTCTTGGAATTTTACTGGATTTAACTTTTATAATTCCCTATACTTTAAATTATATAATTGGATTCAAGGACCAGCTGGTGTTACTGATAAGTATGTTATTGGATTTAAAGATACACTAACCGCTTCTAGCTATTCTTTTGTTGTAGGCGACAGCTCCTTATCTACATCAGATTCTAATCCGAATAAATCTAAGCTAATAGTTTCTACAGGGGATCAAATAACTAGACCGATATTTTCTTTTGAAAAATCCGGATCATCTGCTACTGGATTTCCTTCATTCTATTGGGAGTCATTGGGCAATTCAAATAATTTAATCCTAGATTCATACGGGAATTTGAACATTGTCTCATATCTTTCCCTCCGTGTTACTACTGCAACTAGCGGAAGAATACTATTGGATTCAACTAAGACAGTGATTAATTCGCAGAGCAGATCATATTTTACCGGGAATGGGGATTTAAGTTTTAATACAAATACGACTGTTGGGTCGGGGTCACCTTTTTTGGTAAGTGCAAGTGGGTTTGATATCACCAGTACGGAATTTTTATCATTCCCTAATTTTTATATAAGAACATATAACTTTGGATCCACCGGTGGATATGCTCTAAACTCCTCTCCTTCGACCGTCATCAATGACGGCGGTATAAGATTAGAGGTTTTGGATTCTAAGGCAGATAGGGTTTTTCAATTTAAGGATCTTTCTGGATCTTCAGTTTTATCTGCTAGACCGGTATCAACACTTTCCACTGCAGGGGATATGGGACAGATCATATTTGGTTCAACTGGATCATCTGCTGGAGCAACTGCTGGACCTTATTCATATCACGTATCCAAAGCTAAACTTCTAAGGTATGCAACAACAAATACAAGTGCAAGAAGCTATCTTTCTTCTTGTTCGGCCACATCTACTAATGTTAGAAACGTATTTGAACTTACATCAACTGCTTTTGATAGTAGTGTTATAGTCATAACTCCTACCTCATTTAGCGCTTTAACTAATTTTGTTTACATAGGAATACCAACTGCACCGGGAAGCACTCTTAGTAACGTGACTATATCATCCCATGTTAACACATATAGGATAATTCTAGATGACATTAGTTCTACTTCACTTCAATATTACTTAAGAGGGATTGTATATTACTACTGGACATCTAACAATACGGGTTGCTATAAATTTGCTGACTTTAACACCGACGAGACTTGTCGATTTGTTGATCTTACATACATACCCCCCGCTAATTCTTATAATGCAAATCCCAGGATTTTTTATAAGACATGCTCCGGAACAAGCGGATATTTAGATCTGGGAGAAGTATATGCGATAACTTCACCACCGGCATCAACAACGGGTTCAGGAGGATCCTCATCATCTTAAAAATAAAATAAATTATATCGAGCATGACAAATTTAACCAACAAAGAGAGAGAAGAAATTCTCAATATATCTAAAAATTTTGTGGAGATACATCAGAGAATAATGAAAATAGAGGAGAGGATTAAGGAGCTAGAATCGGAATCCTCGGTTCTTATAGGAGAGTTGGAATCTTGCAGGGATAGGGAATTTCGTTTCGTTTCGGAACTCTCTGATAAATACGGAGAAGGGACATTAGATCCTCTGACTTTAAGGTGGGAGATTGCCACTGAAAAAAAAGAAATAGTTTAAAATGGAAAAGATTAAAAAAGTTCTAGATTTTGTAACATCTAGAGGATTTATGCTAATAGCAATAGTAGTTTTGATTCTGCTTTTTTTAAGACAGTGCGGAGTTGCTAACGATGCAGAGAAAGAGGCCAAAAGGGAACATAATAATTATTTAGCTTCGATAGATTCTGTTAGAACAATCAAAAAAGAAAGGGATCATGCAATATACGAGAAATCAGCTTTCCAGTTAAAAGTTAGCGAGCTTACTCAGGAGCAAACTGATCTAATTAAAGATCTAGGTCTTAAGAGTAACGGAAGAGGAACAACACCCAAGACTGTTATCCAATATGTTGTTGAATACAGGGAGGTTGTTAAAAATATACCTTCCACGGTGGATAAAGATCCTGACGGTAGCGAATCGATTACTTTTTTACATAATCCTGAACTAAAGGGGAAGAATAAATTAAAGATAGCGGGTAAAGTTCCATATTCGGTTAATATATTGAGAGATTCAACAGATTCAACAAAATATTTCGCGGAAATAATACCCGGAGGAACAACTCTGGATATAGAGCAAAGTATTGATATAGTTACTGGGGTTTATATGGAGCCAAAGTCTAAAAGAATAATGACAAGGGTAAGTACAACATTTCCTAATTTAACTTTTAGTGAGATCAATTCTTTTGATATTACAGACAGTCCGGAAACAAGACAGCTAATGAAATCTGCTAGAAAACAATTTGGTCTGGGATTAAATCTTGGATATGGTCTTAACATGGGTACTAATGGAATAAATCCGGGTGTTTATGTTGGGATTGGTCTTCATTACTCTCCTAGATTTTTGCAATTTGGAAAATAAATTAAAAAATGGCTTTTACTACAACATCTAAATTTGTTCAGATTACTCCCTTTCTACTAATGGAGTACATGTATGCTGATGAGCCTACCCCTGAATCCTATTTCGTAAATACAGGATCAACCACGGTGGGCTATGAAAAACTTGTGAATGGATATCTAAGTAATGACATCCAGATTTTCAACCCTGGTGTTGATTATTCAATCACTCATAATACTTCAGATGATAGTGTTGTTAGAATAAGCGAATCCTCTTTTGTTACCCTGGATTCAAATCTCATAATACCTTTTAACGATTATAGTGACGAGCTAACTAATACATCAAGTCTTCCGGTAACATTTCCCTCGAACTTATTAGTTGTTTATGATTCGGTAAGGTACCACATCAGAGCGGGATATAATTTGAATAATATAGACGGCGTTGTCATGTCTATAGAATACCAGGATCAGGATCTATCATATGTTACTGTTTCTCAAATAGTAATTAAGAAAGGGACACAACAATTCTATGTTTTAAATCCAAATCCTATAAACATAGGAGCAAATATTTACGACAAATACTTCGAGATTAAAATCCCTAATCTGAAAGATATGGGGGATAAATATCTAGCTGCTTCATCTACTTTTAAACCGCAGACTCTGGCTTCTTTAATAAGTAAAAGCGGGGATGGATTTGTATATGGTGCTCCTATTAGAATTAGTGCATGGCAGATTCAGAACACTGTCGATTTCAACGGATACGAAAGATATAACACCGCTAAAATATCTACTCTATCTTTAGAGCAGGAAGATCCTTTCGCTAATATAGGAGCAACAATAAAGGAATCTGATCAGGGACAATTCTTTGAATATTATGCAACTGATAACGAGGGATTTGTTGAGGATTTCATTCTTTTTCAAAACTCAATAGGGAATGGTTACTATATAAGCCACGAAATAGAGGTTCTTGAGCAAATTGGAGCAGCTTTGATAAAAACTTCACAGTTTCAGTCAATCCAGACCACAGCATATGACTCACCTAATTATTATAGGCCAATCGTTAAAAATGCCGGAGTTGCTGTTAGCTTTATGCTAAGATATACTATGTCCTTAATAAACAGTGTGGATCAATCTAGAATTACCAGAATCTCCACTTACACTTCAAATAGTCCTTCTCAGTGGGGTACAACTATAACTCCTTTACAACTTAGCAATTTCCCGCAGGTTCAGAAGATATACAATAGAGTTTATGATCAGCCTCAAATTAATGTTTCAGGAGGATCTATGAACATTAGACCTAAGGAGATAGTTAAATACGTAAACGTTTTTGTCGATCAGAATTTTGTTACCGCAACAGTGAGCAATCTAAAATTTGCAAACAATAAATTAAGTTCAGAAAAAGGTGCTGGAGAAACTATAGCGTACGGAACCGGTAAATTGACATTCTCTATATCTCCATTTGATAACTTCTATAAGTTCTCGTTTGTAAAAAGCGGACCGTCGGGAGACCCTGTTCAAATAGACCTTAGTAATTCGGGTAAATTTAATATCTCATTTGTCAATTCAAATGGGAATAAGATACAGGTTCCCGCACTAGATGATAAAAATTTAGCGGATCCGGTTAAGGGAGAATTAGCTTTCAAAATAGATGAATCTACATCAACACAGATTCTCCAACTGACAGATAGAAGATTCTTTGTTACCAACGGAACTACAGTAAACCCGGGGGTTAAAAGTGTTACTGATAGTACCAAAAAGAAAGTTGCAGCAGGAAAGAATGCTCTAGAAAATACAATTCAGGCTGTGGTACAAGCAAGGAGAGCACAGGCTAATGCTATAAAGGGCTCAAATGTAGTAGTTTCCCCTTCTACCGATAGTGTGCTTGGATCTGTTAATAACACAAATTCTGTTATGTATTGGGGCTATTGGAAGAAGGAAGGTGAGGAGGATTTTGTAACCGGAGCAACCGGAGATGCTTCGGTTTCTACGTTTACCTCAGGAACTAGTGGTAGCGGATTCATAGGAACTCTAGAATCACCAGCTACACCTTCGGTTAAATCTATTAAGCCTGCTTCAGGAACATCAGGAACTGCTTCGGTTGGAACACCTACTTCGGCTCAAACAAATCAAGTTCTAACTGGGGCTGCACTCATAGCAGCTCTAAGCGCTGAAATGGCAGGATATAAAGCTATTGGATGGAAGGATGCCATGATTGTTGATTACTTCTTAATCCCAGGAAAGGCTGGAAGGATCAAATATCCAAATATAACTGTTGATGCTGTTATCAAGGCGGGTGACGGCATACTTGCTCCAGGAACAATTGACGACTTGAAAACAAGAAAATAAGATATGTTATTAAATCCGAAACAAAATAGTTTTTTCTTTCAGTTTCCCAAAGGATTCTTTCCGGAAATCATAGTTGAGAAGTACTTACCTTATCTTAAAAAACAACCGATTCCGTACGACAGCCTTTCTCAGTATGTTAATAGCACTATTCAGACTATAAGCTTTCCTAGTTTACAATTGGATTCTGTAGAGCAGGTTAGACCGCTAGGTAAAAAGATCACTTATAAAGGATCTACACCGATACAGGATCTATTTAGTAAGGATCTTACGGTTCAGTTTAGATTAGTGGATGGCTTCATCAATTATTTTATATTACTAGATACGATTCTGTGGTATGTTAATTTTGCACAAGAGCAAGTTTTTATCCAGAATTTACCTTTAAGAATTATGGATAGTGAGGGAAATATAGTTGTATCCGCTACTTTTCAACAAGCTATAATATCATCATTCTCGGAACTTCAATTTGCTTATACCGCTAATGCAGCTCAGGATGCTAATTTTACCATGGGATTTAAGTTCAACTACTTAGATGTAAAATTAGAAGCTAAGTAAGATATATAGATCAAATAAGGAAAGAAATGAAAAAGTATTCAGAATTACAGGAACTAAACGAGATGAAATACGGTCAGCCACTTTTCACAGAAAAGGATCGTATGAAAAATCTATTGGTAGCAGCATCAGGGAATGACCAAAGAGTTTTAAATGATCTAGTTAACTGTTTAACTGACGAGCAGATGAAGAAGTGCTACGATAAGCTTTCCCAAGTATATGGTTATACTGGAAGCACTGGTCAAAAAATAGTTCCACCTAGTCTATAATTTTAATGAATTTAGTCGGAATAGATTTTTCGATCAACTCGCCAGCTTTCTGTTGTCTTAAAGATGGTGTATACACATGGGGTTCTGTGACCAGATCCGAGCGATCCAAAGAATCCCTAATCAAGAACACAAAGAAGCCATATTACTGGTTAGACTGTGACCCAAATTTTACTCTGGATTTTATAGAGAAACAAGATTTACCTGAAGACTATAGCGGAAGAGAAAGAATGAAGATAGGGTACTTTTTAAGCATCGTAGATGGACTTTGGGACAGCATTAAGGGTATAATGGGTAATTCAGATTTTAGTGTGGCTATGGAGGGTTTAAGCTTCTCTTCGAACGGAAACGCACTAATAGATATTTCGATGGCAACATCTTTGCTAAGAGAAAGAATAATCAGAGAGGTTGGTGTGGATTCGTTTTACGTTTTCTCTCCAACCAGTATAAAAAAGTTTGCATTAAAGGGCAATGCTAAAAAAGATGAGCTTTACGAAGCTCTATGTAATTTTAAAGAGGACGAAACAAATTTAGAGGTATTTACTAGAATGTTAGCAACCAACAAGGAAGAATGGGTAACTAAAGCCAAACAGGTCAATAAACCCATTGATGATATTGTTGATGCAACTTGGATTAATTTGTATTTAAAAAAGGAATTAGAGGGAATTTATGAAATTAAGAGAAAATTGGAAACCGAAAAAGCTTCTCCTACGATCTGATATCTTCGGAATCGTTATAAATAAAAAATCACGCAACGTTATAAATCTTAGGGATGGACCATAGATCCAATCCCTCTTATTGTGGGCTATCCAATCGTCCTAAGAATTGGAACAAAAATAAAAATTTAAATAAAAACTAAAATTAATTTAAAAAATCATGAGCAATTTAGACATTTTTAATTTGGACGCAGAGTCATTTGTAACAAAGACTAACCAAGCAGGAGGATCGAAAGATCTTGAATTTTACAAGCCTTATCCAGAAGATGGAAAGGATGGAGTTTATAAATCATTAATCAGATTTATCCCTAATTCAGAAAACCCAGCAAAATCCAAAATCCACAAATACTATGTGTATTTGAACGACCCAGTAAGTGGAAATGGATTTGCAGTAGATTGTCCTTCAACAGTTGGTAAAAAATCTATTCTTAAGGACCTTTTCTGGAAATTGAAAAATTCACATTCAGCAGCTGATCAAGAATTGGCAAAGAGTTTTTCTAGAAAGGAAGATTTCTATTCACTAGTTCAAATCGTACAAGATAAGAACAACCCAGATTTAGAGGGAAAAATTATGATCTTTAAGTTTGGAAAGAAAATAAATGAAATGATTGAGGCACAGCTTCAGCCAGAGTATGGCGATGCTTGTAATCCTTACGATCTTTTCGAAGGTAGAGAATTTGCTATCAGTGTAAGAAAAGTTGGTGAGTGGAATAACTACGACCTATGTTCATTCGTAGGTGAAAGAACACCAATTAAAATCGAGGGATCACAAATGAAGAAAAACCAAGAGGATATGAATAAAATCTTGGAATACTTAAAGACAGGTCCTAGAAATCTATCATCTTTCGATTACAAAGATTGGGATGACGAGGTAAACGATAAAGTTATGGCGGTAATCAGAAATACTGTACCAGAGCAAAGAATCGTAAACGAGATAGTAGGAGCTGTTTCTTCCGCACCTTCTAAACCAAATCCGGTTCAGCAGCCGCCAGTATCTACCCCTAGCTCATCTTCGCAAATGTTAGAAGAAGTTTCTAACACTAAAGTCGGAGGACAAACACCGAAAGAGACCTCGTATGAAGCTCCTTCTACGTCGTCTTCTACATCATTAGATGATCTTTACGCAGATCTTTAATTAAAATTATAAATTGGGGGCAAGTCTCTGGGCTGCCCCCATTTTTTATATTATGGAGATATCAAAGGTAGAATCTTTAGTAAGAGAAGTTCTTACTAGACAATTTCCAGGTAATCCCGGAAAGCAGATAGTTTACAAAGCTGGAAACAGACTTAATGTATCCTGTCCGTATTGTGGGGATTCTAATGACTCCAGAAAGAAAAGGGGTAATTTTTACCTAGATACGTTAGCTTATAAGTGCTATAATGGTGGATGTGGTATCTATAAGGATTCTATAAGTTTCTTTAAGGATTTCTCCGTATATTCAAAATTATCCAGCAACGAAAAAAGTGAGATTAGATCAATACTAGATGAGAATAGAGGGAAGAGAAGAAGCGTGTATGGTAATATCGA